CTGCAGTGCTTGACGCACAGCGCAAATACGATGAAGAACGTAAGCAAACAGAGAAAGAGATTGAAGACTACAAAGTCAACACAGCCAAGGAGATCGGCAACGTAATCGAATCCAGCGCCGGCCGTGCTGCAGGCGTCATCGCTCGCGTCGGCAGCACTGGCCAATCCACAGGCCCCCACCTAGATGCACGATGGGCCGATGGCCGCCCCATCACCGCTGCAGACGCTGACCGATACCTACGCATCAATGGCCGTGCACCTAGCTCATTCGGCGTCACCAGCCCCTACGGCCCGCGTCAGATGTTCGGGCGATCGTTCCATGCCGGCGTAGACATCGGCGCACCGTCAGGCGCCGGAATCTCGCTGCAGGGTGGCGCGTCACTGCTCCGCAATCTTGGGTTCGATCCAGCCGCTGGCAATCAGCTGGAGATCATGACCCCTCAGGGTCGGATGCGACTGCTGCACCTTCAACCCGGAGCGGCTAGGCCGTCCGGTGGTGGCCTGCAGATGCCCGACCTCTCGGCTGTCGCTGGTCAGAGCGCATCCATCACCGCGGCACTGGGGCAGCGTCGTGATGTAGCGATCCAATCAGCAGGCGTCACCGCAGCGCGTGATACGGCAGATGCCCTGGCGGCTCAAACCGCTGAGCTTGACAAGCAACGCAATACCGGCCGCGAACAGCTGGAAATGATGATTGCAATGGCAGCTCTGCAGCGCCGCGGCCTGTCGCCTGCAGTAGCTGAAGCGCGACTGAACGCGCAGAAGCTGGCGAGGGAGGAACGCGACCGCCTGATCGCAGCGCGTGAGCAGCTTGCAATTCAAGCTGCAGCAACCAATGCGAGCGCTTTGCAGGTAGAGACGGCACGGCAAGGCATGACGCTGATTGATGAGCGCCTGTCGAAACAGCCTGAGATCATCGCTCAGATTGAAGCGGAAACGGCAGCGCTAGAGGTGCAGCGTTCTGCACTAGAACGCAACAAGCAACTGACCGATGGCATCGCCAGTGCAATCGGTAGTGGCATGACCGAAGGGATGAACCTGCTGTTCAGTGGCACTGAGAACTGGGGCGCAAGCCTCAGGAAGATTGCATCAGGTGTGCTGGAGAGCATCGCAAAACAGCTGATTCAGATTCTGGTCATTGAGCAAGCCATCAGCGCTATTAAGGGCGTGCTGAATGCGCTGTCGCCTGCACCAGCCGCCGGGCCAGCTGTATCAGCCAGTGGCGCCGCGTCAATCGGTGCGGCAGCTGGCAGCGTTCAGTTCGCCAATGGCGGCATCTTCGATGCAACGAACACCATCAAGCCGTTTGCGATGGGCGCCATCGTGCGCAATCCGACGCTGTTCAAATATGCCGACGGTGGAGCCTTCCAGCAGGGACTGATGGGCGAGGCCGGACCTGAGGCGATCATGCCACTGCGTCGCCTGCCAAACGGCCGCCTAGGTGTTGAGGCAATGGGCAGCACCACAGGCGCATCAGCGCCGATCACGGTCAATGTCAGCGTCGATGCAACAGGCAGCCAAGTGCAGGGCAATGCCGGCCAAGGCCAGGCGCTGGGTCGCGCTATCGCGATCGCTGTACGCCAGGAGCTGGCGAATCAGAAGCGTCCCGGCGGCTTGCTGGCGTCCTAAGATCAAATCATGGCAACGTTCACCTGGACACCATCATTCGAGGCAACAGAGAGCAGCCGCCCGAGAGCTCGGGTGGCGCGGTTCGGTGATGGATACGAACAACGCCTAAGGTTTGGTCTCAACACTGATCCGAAAGAATGGGATCTGACGTTTTCTGAACGCACCGACACTGAGCGCGATCAGATTTCAGACTTCCTAGAAGCTCGTGGAGCTGTTGAGTCATTTGACTGGACACCGCCTCGCGGCACTGCTGGTAAGTACGTCTGCGAGGATTGGCAGATCACATTGCGGGCTTGCAACTTCAATACGATACGCGCCAAGTTCCGAGAGGTATTTGAGCCGTGACGGTTCCAGTATCTGATCTGCAGTCAGTTGCTCCTAGTTCAATCATTGAGCTGTTTGAGCTGACGCTGAACGTTGAGCAGCACGGTGTCGCTGAGACGCATCGTTTCCATGCTGGCACCAGTCTCAATGCCAATGGTGAAGTCGTATGGAATGGCAATAGCTATCTGCGGTTGCCGGTTGAGATGGATGGATTTGAGTACAGCGGCAGCGGGCAACTGCCTCGTCCTAAGTTGCGTGTGAGCAATGTTATGGGCGTAATTACTGGCCTGCTGCTCACGCTCAAGACTGCGCCATCTGGTGGGTTAGAGGGTGCACAGGTTACGCGCATCAGAACGCTTGCGCGTTACCTTGACGCTGTGAACTTCCCTGGAAGCGTCAACCCATACGGCACGCCAGACCCTACTGCAGAGTTCCCGCGTGAGGTGTTTTACGTTGATCGTAAGTCTTCAGAGAATCGTGATCTGATTGAGTTTGAGCTGGCAGCTGCATTTGACCTTATGGGCGTCCGTGCGCCGAAACGCCAATGCCTAGCAGACGTATGTTCTTGGGAGTATCGCTCTGCTGAATGCGGTTATACGGGTGCTGACTATTACGACAAGAACGATCAGCCAGTAACAACCCTGGCTCAGGATGTTTGCGGCAAGCGGCTGATCAGTTGCGAAACACGATTCAACCCCTTCACTCGCATCGGATCTGTCACGAGTGGTAGCACAACGCTAACAGTGCAGGAGCCGGTGAGTGCAGCAGCTGGAACGCCGATATTCGGCCACGGCATTGCAACCGGTGCGACCGTGGCCAGCGTCAACACTGCCGGAACGATTGTCACGATGAGCGCAGCGGCAACGGCGAACATGACCGAGACGCGCACCGGCACAATACAGAGCAATCTGACGACGATTGTTGTAAGCAGCGCCAGCAACCTTGCCAAGGGAATGCCGATCAGTGGGCCAGGAATCAAAGCCGGCACGACCATTACAGGCATTGCCGGAACAACGCTGACGCTGAGTCAAGCGGCGGACGTGAACTACACGCTGGCTGGAACGAAGAATGGAGCACTCGGCGCGACAACTAGCGGTAACGCAGTGCAGTTGCCTGATCTGGATGGGATTTACCTAACCTCGCCTATGTGGGTGACGGGGCCAGGATTGCCATCAGGTGTCTACACAGAGGTTACAGCGTGGCGCTCACAGTTTGGCCCGTATCCATTCCTGGCACTTGTTAACTACGCTGGCGCCGGGTCTGGCACTTATAGCTTCTACTACGGTGCCGCCTATTCATCCGCGACATACTCATTCACCGCTAGCCCGACTTATACATTCCGCAGCCCTAACGTTATCGGCCTACCCTATGGCGGATTCCCAGGCATCGGAGTGTATGGCTCATGATGCGCTGGCAGGTTGACGCACTGATTCACGCGAAAGAATCTCACCCTCGCGAATCCTGCGGGTTGGTTGTGCTGATCAAGGGCCGCGAGCATTACAGGCCGTGCCGCAACATGGCCGACAATCCAGCAGATCAGTTCATCCTGCACTCAGACGACTACGCAGCTGCCGAGGACGCCGGGGAGATCCTGGCGGTTGTCCACTCGCATCCGGCCACGCTGCCAGTGCCGAGCCAGGGCGACCTGATCGCGATCGAGCGGCAGGACGTGCCCTGGTGGATCGTGAACCCGGCGCTGGAGTCATGGGGCGGGCCATTCCTCCCAACCGGCTACGAGGCCCCACTGATCGGGCGCCAGTGGGTGTGGGGCGTGGCCGACTGCTGGACATTGGCTCGCGACTGGTACGGGCAGCATGGCCTGCAGCTACGCGACTGGGAGCGCCCGCTGACGTTTCAGCAGTTTGAGGTTGATCCGATGTTTGACCGCTGCTGGCGAGAAGCTGGGTTCCGCGAGCTGGACGACGAAGAGAGTCTGCGCGCTGGCGACTTCCTGCTGATGAGCATCGGCAGCGCTGGCCTCAATCATTGCGGCGTATACCTGGGCGATCAGCAGCTGCTGCACCATTTGCGCGATCGTCTGAGCGGGCGTGATCTCTACGGCGGTTGGTTGCAGAAATGCACCGGCCGTCGGCTGCGCCATTACGATGCTGAGAGGCTACAGCTGAAATGATGCTGCGCAAGATCCGCGTCTACGGCAAGCTGGCGAAGCAGTTAGGTCAGCGTGTGTTCGAGGCTGACGTGGCGACTGCTGCCGAGGCCGTGCGGTTTTTGCTGGCCAACTTCCCGAAGCTGGAGCCTGTAATAGCTCAGGGTCACTACAGGGTCAGCGTTGGCCGTTATGACATTGAAGAACAGGAGTTGCATCATCCGGCCGGTCAGCAAGACATCAGCATTGTCCCTGTCGTCAGTGGCGCCGGTGGCGCTGGCAAGATCATCGCAGGCATTGCACTTGTTGTTGCGTCAGCATTTATCGGACCTGCTGCAATGGTGCTCGGCACATCACTCAAATCACTGGTTGCTGGCCTCGGCGTATCGCTGACGATTGGTGGCGTTGCGCAGCTACTCACCCCAATACCTCAGCTCAATCTGACCGGCACTGACTCACAAGATGATCCACGGCGAAGCTATAGCTTTACTGGGCGTCTACGGTGAAATGATCGTAGGTAGCGTGGTCGTCTCTGGCGGTATCGACACTGTTCAGGTGAAGGGATGACTTACCTAATCGGCTCCGGCGGTGGCAGCAGTAGCGGCAAGGGTGGCGGAACGGCGCAGCAGTATGTGCCATCTGAGGCGCCTGATAGCCTGGATTCAACGCAGTACGCAACAATCGTAGATGTCATCAGCGAGGGCGAGATACAGGGCTTAGTTGATGGCTATAAGTCAATCTACTTAGAAGACACACAGCTGCAGAACAAGGACGGAACCTATAACTTCAAGAACGCGGAAGTCGTCACACGCAATGGCACACAGGATCAAGCTGCAGTGCCATTTGCGCCTGATGCACAGAGCACTGTCCCTGTCAATGTCACCGTTGTTCAGGCTTCGTCAGTTACGCGCACGATCACTGATCGCACGGTTGACGCTGTGCGCGTCACTATCTCAACCCAGGCGCTGCAAGAACTGACAGACAAGGGCGACGTCATTGGCGCATCAGTGCGACTGCAGATCCTGACGCAATACAACGGAGCTGGGTTCAATGTCGTAATCGACAACACGATCAGCGGCAGAACCGCCGACCTGTATCAGCGAGACTATCTCGTAGAACTGAGCGGGCAGTTCCCTGTTGAGATCCGAGTTGTTCGCGTCACGCCAGACAGCGCAAGTGCAAAGCTCAACAATGAGATCATCTGGTCAAGCTATACAGAGATCACACGTGCGCGGTTGCGTTACCCAAACTCTGCGCTCATCGCCTGGCGCATCGACGCGCAGCAGTTCAGCAACATTCCCTCTCGCGCATACCACGTGCGCGGAATCAAGGTGCGCATTCCTAGCAATGCAACCGTCGATTCAGCGACCGGCAGATTGACGTACGCAGGTGTATGGAATGGAACCTTTGCCGCTGCTCAGTGGACGAATGATCCAGCATGGTGCTTATGGGATTTGCTTACGTCGCGCTACGGATTCGGCAGTCAGATTCTGACGCCATCGGAGCAATCTAGTTTCAATGGCAATGCAAGCCGTCTTGATAAGTTCGCCTTCTATGCTGCCAGTCAATACTGCAGCGAGCTGGTAGACAATGGCTACGGCGGCAAGGAGCCTCGCTTCTCCTGCAACATCAACATTCAGACACCAGAAGAGGCGTATAAGCTGATTAACAACATGGCATCGGTGTTCCGTGCGATGCCATTTTGGGCAGCTGGATCTGTCACCGTATCGCAGGATGCACCATCTGATCCCGTATATCTCTTCAGCAATGCCAACGTAATAGATGGCATTTTTGACTACGCCAGCAGCAGCCTAAAAAACAGGCCTACCGTTGTGCTGGTTTCATGGTTTGACATCAACGCTAGGGACAGAGCTTACGAGTCAGTAGGCGTTATGGTCCGGCCTGGGCACGTTATTTCAATATCGGACACACTGCGATCATCTGACCGGCGAAGCGGTCGGATCAGTGCCGCGACATCAACAACAATCACAGTAGACAGTGCAACCGGCCTGACCTATGCAGCAGGCTCGACTCTCTCTGTCATCCTGCCGACTGGCGTTGCCGAGAAACGAACCGTCACAAGCATTGCGTCTGGTGTGATCACAGTATCAGCAGCGTTCAGCGTGACGCCGAACGTGAACAGCATCTGGATTTATGAGACACCAGACCTGCAGCCAAGTACATGGCGTGTCTTAGGCGTTCAAGAAGAAGATGGAGTCAGGTACTCTATCTCTGCGATCTCCTATGACGCATCGAAGTATGCGCACGTTGAGCAGGGATTGAACCTTGAGCCGCGCAATACATCGCCGCTAACCGTCATTCCTGATCCACCGGCTGCGATCACAGCTGAGGAAGTGTTGTATGACAGCAACGGCAGGGCAAGCTCCAAGATCATCGTGAGATGGCAGCCTGTTGTAGGCATTGGCCAGTATCGCGCGCTACAGCATCAAAGTCTTTTCGGTCAACAAAGCCAACCTGAGATCATCTACTGCAGCGGCTGAGATTCCGCTGTTTGAAGCGCAGGGCAAGACTGCCGCGCCAGAAACACCGACCGGAATCAGCCTGATCCCTATTGACCAGGCCAGCGCAATCCTCAGCTGGACACGGGCAACAGACCTCGATGTGCTACTCGGCGGCAAGGTGCTGATCCGCCACAGTCCAGCAATGACAGGCGCACTGTGGCAGGACTCGCAGGAGATCGTCGCAGCAGCAGCTGGCAGCCAGACACAGAAGCAAGTTCCGCTGCTCAGTGGCACCTATCTGATCAAGTTCGAGGATGACACTGGGCACCGATCGGTTGATGCGGCATCTGCAGTAACGACGCTGCCGACACCTCAGCCGCGTCTGCTGGTGCAGAGCTACAGAGAAGATCAGGAGGCAACGCCCTTCCCTGGTGTCGGCACTGACATGATCTACAGCGCAGAATATGACGCGCTGATGCTGGCGCTTGGCGTCTTGATTGATGACCTCGCGACTGATGGCGATTTCGACGCGCTGGTGTCCATTGACGGTGAAAGCTTTGCGGGTTCCGGGTCGTATCAATTCGCCAGCACTCCCGACATGGGAGGTGTCTATGACGTCAATATGCGGCGCTACTTTGTCACCAGGGCGCTGCTGTTAAATGAGCTTATTGACAGCATGGTGTCTGATGTTGACAGCTGGAGCGATGTATTCGGTGCTACGACTGAGCCAGATTATGTGAGCGCAGCGCTTTATGTGCGCAGCACAAACGATGATCCATCAGGGACGCCAACGTGGAGCGATTGGGTGGAGTTTGCTAACGCCACAAAACGCGGGCGAGCATTCCAGTTCAAGACTGAAGCTACGACGCTCAGCGCTGATCAGAACATACTGATTGATGAGCTTGGCTGTGAGATCGAGCTTGAGCAGCGAGTGGCGACAGCCGGTCCATTGACCAGCGGCGCCGCTTCCTATGGCGTCGCCTTTGCCGAGCCGTTTTATGCAGCTCCTACGATTGGAGTCACGGCCTACAATATGGGCACCGGAGACTACTACTCCATTACCGCCATGTCACGCAGCGGCTTCACGATCACCTTCTACAATGCGGCGGCCACTATGGTCAGCCGCAGCTTTACCTATTCCGCTGTTGGCTTCGGCCGGGAGATTGTCTAATGGCTCAACATGCCGACTACATCATCGCTAACCAGTCTGGTGCTGGATTCAGGGCTGACCTAAACAATGCGCTGGCAGCAATCGTCAGCAACAACAGCGGCGCCACTGCACCGGCGACGACCTACGCATACATGCCGTGGGCGGATACTACCACTGGCCTATTCAAGATCCGCAATGGCGCAAACAGCGCATGGATCACGCTGTACCAGCTGGACGGCGAATGGTCAACGATTGCGCTTGAGAATGGGACAGCAGCAGCTCCATCGCTGTATTTCAAGGATTCCTTCACTGACACGGGACTGTTCAGCGCTGGCACCGATCAGGTCAACATCGCTACTGCTGGCGTTGAGCGTGTTGAATGGGGCACATCTGAGGTTGTCTTCAACGATAGCGGCGAG